CTAATTGTCATCCCTGTGAGGATATGTATAGTTGCGAATCTTATAGAGGATTCGGTGATAAGGTATTAGAACTACCTGGCGGAACTTGTAATAAGTATGAAATAAAAAAGGGAGACAAAGTCTCCCTTTCAATGTTTTAATCTAAACCTTATTGGTTATTAATCTTTTCTTTTAAAACTTCAACAAATCTTGATTGTATCATCTTTGTGAACTTTACGTATGGAGAATCACCTTCTTTTTTACGATAACTCTTTTTACCTGAAGGTGGTCTTTTACTTCTTCCAAAGTAATTAAGTGCTGAAATGTTTGTAATACATTTGTGACCTCCTGAATTGGCTTGTATCATTTCCCAAGCAGGAACACCTAACTTATCTAACACACTCCACTCACTATCACTTAATTCGTTATGTGGTTTGTTCATGATGTTTTTTAATCTGTCCATATATTCTTCTCCTCCTTCCATTGAACGTACTTTCTGTCCGTAAAACGCTTCTAAATCTGCATTTGTGAACCCTACAGATTCTTCATCAAAACTTTTACCTGATTCTGAAATCCATTTTATTGTTGATAATGGTATGATTTTATCTCTTAATTGAGATTCCCACTTACTTAATACTTCCTGCGCTATCTCACCTAAGTTCACACCCTTTAATTGTCTTTCTCCTTTAAATGGATTACAACTTGCTTGTACTAATCCCATAGGCCATGCGATTACTAAGAAATCTGCGTCAGGATTATTCTTAAATGGTGTATATCTATCATATGACCCTGGTTTAAACATAGAACCTCCTCCATACTGAACTATAATACTTCCGTCGACATGTACTTTTTCACTCTGAGATTGTTTTTTGACATAATCTTTTTGATTGTCATCCATCTCTTCTGGTGATGCATATGGTTTCTTTTCAGGTCTTCCAAATTTGTTAAACGCTTTACCTTGGGTAACTCTTTCGTCAAATTTTAAATTCTCTCTCTTAGCAATTCTGTTAATATTCTGAAATATATTCATCAAGGAAGGTTCAGATGTCATGACCAACTCTTCCAAGAACCCTGGTTTGTTCTTATATGCCAAGAGTAATTTATTAGTAGCCAAACCTAACGCCATTTTATTTTGTTGTAGACTCTTGTCTTTTTGTAGTCTGAAAACAAAATTCATTATATCCTGTGGTTCTAATCCAAATCTCGCAAAGTCTGCGGAATCAACTGTTGATATTAATGTGATGTCTTCTGATGGAAAAATATCAGACGGTGACATAATATCTGATAAAGTCGCTACGTTAGATCTAGATGGTCTAAATGATGTTGATGTATCTCCTTCAACTCCTGTTTGACTATCATGATGGTCAGTGTGTACAACAAACATCGGTTTACCATGTGCAAAATCAACCAAAACAGGCATTGTGTCTCCCTGAGCGTCTAATTTTTTAACTGCAAATTCTTTATCACCATATTGTATTATTTCCGCATCGACAACTTGTATTCCATTATTCTCTAAATAATGTTTCATAGCTAAAGCTGTGGTCACACCATCTAAATCTTGGTGGAAGTATATCTTAGCCTTTTTGTATCTATCCGCAAGTGCTTTGATATTTCTTAGTCCTGTCTCGTTTAGTACTTTTTTCATCAGTCCAGTCCTATTAAACGTAAAAATTTATCTATTAAATCATAATGTTCTGAACGACACTTTTCCATTAATTTAATATCTTCATCACTCATCGCCCTTGCAGTATTATAACCCCAAACACCATCGGGCTTAACACCAACTTTTGATTGATATTCACTTATTGCCTGTGCCGATTTAGAACCGTTATCTAATGTTCCTATTGAACCGTCAACAACTAATTCATTACCGTCATTATCTGTTATTCCTCTCTTATTAAGAAAACACTGAACAATCATATTAATTTTAGCTATTTCAGTTTGTTCACTTAAATATTGTCTTTTAGTTGCGCTCTCATGAAGATTTAATATTCTATCTTTTTCAGAGTCATCGATTCTAAATTGTCTCATGTTAATATACTTTTTATATAAATACCCAATAAACAAAAAAACCCCTTATCATAAGGAGTTTTTTATCATGGTAAAAAATTTACCTTGTCTTATCTCATCAGGTTTTTCAAAAACCTCTTCCATATAGTATTCACCAATTCTCTTTGGTATCTGTAAATCGTTATACTCAATGAAGTCATTATCGTAGTCTCCATCAATCACTCCGTTGATAACACCGCGAGTTTGTGACAATGAAAATCTATTGTACTCATTATCGAATCCTGTATTGACTAACCATACCTTTACGTTTGGACTGTCTTGTAGTTTTTGTTCGAACATACTCGTATAATCGTCTATTCTTCTTGGTAAGAATGGATCTCCAAAACAAGGTGAGAATGTGGTTGTAGGTTCATCTATTCCGACCTCAGTACCCGCAACTTTTGAAGTATAACCTAGTCTGAAATACTTAACGGCTTGTTCTGTACTCAATAAAGAGATTGGTGGTAGTACTCCAAATGCGTCAAACGATAAAAAGAATATATTTTCGACTTCAGTACCTCTACCAGTCATAGAAACTTTTACGTCCGAAGAAATCTGTTTTAACGGGTATGATGCTCTAATATTTTCTGTTATGGTTTTATCTGTAAAGTCAGGTACACCATCATTTAAAATAATATTCTCTAATATACTAGTATTATTTTTAGTGCTTTTTGTATGTATAGCATTCCAAATAATTGGTTCTTTACCTTCTTCTAAATCAATTAATTTCGCGTAACACCCTCCTTCGAAATTGAATACTCTATTATCTACCCATCCATGTTCATCGTCACCTATAAAGAATTTTAGAGGGTCTGAGGAAAGTGTAGTCTTTCCTGTACCTGATAACCCAAAAAACAAATTAACACCGATACCGTCCTTTGTATTTGAATTTGCGGAGCAGTGCATTGGTAACACACCTCTATCAATAAGGAGTGTATTCATAACTGTAAAAACACTTTTCTTTATTTCTCCTGTGTAACTAGTTCCTGCTATTAATATTTTTTTGTCTTTGAAATCGATAATTACAAAGTTTTCATTCTTTACATCACTCGGTCTATTTGAACTAACAAAGTCAGGTGCGTGTAATATTTCCCATTCTGTAAATGTTCTTGAGTGATTCATAACAAACGTTTGTGGGTCAATTAACATATTGTTGAAAAACATGATTGCCCACGGTTCTGTCGATGTTATGTTAAATGACGCTGAATGTTCGTATGAAAAACCAGCAACTCTTCTACTTCTTAAAGTTTCTTTATCTTCTAAGTAATCCATCATCTCTTTTTTTAGTGATAGAAAACTTTCTCTTTCAACTTTTTGATTGATTTCTCTTTTAAAGTCAATGACTTTGTCTGCATATTCTGATTGCGCAAAATACCTATCTTTAGGTGACCTACCAGTAAATTTACCAGTATTGAAATGTAATAAACCGTCTTTAGTGGTTTTCATTCCTCTCTCCTTCGCAAGGGTCATTAATTGCTCAGTAGTTTCGTAATAAACCATTTTTAAATATTTTTTATATAAGTATTGATTATTTATATGTTCTTCAAAAAATCAAACGTATCTTGGTAATTCTCTACCATATATTTTTTATGTGGTTCATCAAGTAAAACCGCTAAGTCGTGGTCGTTACCACCTTCTTCCATTCTATCACCAAAGAAATGTATGACACTATCTTCTCCGTAATTATCTAATACCCATTTCTTGGTTTGTCCCTTATTGGCACCGTTTGGATGAATATCTATACTAATCTGTCCTCCAACACACGCCTCTAAATCAGGAAATCTATCCATTATTTGCTTGGCATAATCTTCTCTCTCTTTATTGATATCATCCCATTTACCGTAAGCGTCTCTTTGTTGTTGTAAACAACCTCTACCGATAACACTAAAGTTCAATAACCCAACTCTCTGTTCTTTAAAGTTTGATGTTCTAAATGGATATGGACTACTTTCTAAAAGTTCGTCTAAGAAGTTTAATAGTTCTTCATCTGCAGTCCACTCATTTTTAAAAACCTCTTCACCATTTTTAAAAATATGATTTCCTGCCGATTGTAAACAAAAATCTGCACTACTCCATATCTCGTCACCTATTTGTTCTACCGTCTTATCTCTGTCACTTCCTGTAACTAGAACAACGTTTTTACCTACCATCCATTTATAGAAAAACTCAGAGAATTCTCTATCCATTTTTTTTCTACTCGGTGTTAATGTACCATCAACATCAAATACATATACATCTTTACTCATTATGAAAAATTTTAATTTGTTATCTCATCAACACTTATTTTTAGTTGTTGTTGTTCCAACTGATAATCCTTTATTCTTTGTCTTGCAACATTACAATAGTTTTCTGATATATCAATACCTACCCATTCTCTACCTAACATCTCAGCTGCTAAACATGTAGTTCCTGAACCATTAAATGGATCTAATACTACATCTTCTTTATATGACAATATCTTAATCGCTCTATACGGTATGTCAAGTGAGAATGTCGCCTTTGTCATTTGTCTAGTGTCTGCAAAGTAATTCCATTGACCAAAAACTAATGACATAAAATCTTTTTTATCTTTGTCTTCATACACAAGTTTCTTTCTCTCACCACCGTTTTTCTTATCTTCTACCATTTGATACTCTCCTTTCCATTGAGGTGTTCCTTTAACTTGTTTCTTGTGAAGGTTTTTATACCCTAATATAACACATTCTTTAGGGTTATATATGTAAGGTGACGATGGACTCATCCAACTACCCCATGCCGTTGTTTTACTTCTGTGTGGTGAACTCTCTTCTAAATCAACGATACCAAAGAAACCAAAACCAATTTCTTTCATAATCATCCACATCTCAGCTGAAAAGTATATTCTACCTCCTTTGTCTTGACGATTAATCTCATATGGGATATTCATAGCGATTCTACCGTCATCTTTCAATACACGATACGCTTGTGACATCCATTCCTTAGCAAATACTTTATACTCTTCAAAGTATTTATCATCGTCCCAACTATCGTAATCAATACCCACACCATACGGTGGTGAAGTCACTATAAGGTCAATCGACCCTTCCTCCATCTCCCCCATTTTCTTTATAGTATCTGAGGTATAAATTGTGTTTGTCTCCATCTTCATTTTCAATTGTTTTTATTCTTCTGTCCAAATACCATAAAGCCTTTTTTAAGTCTTGTAAGGGTGGGTTATCATCTTTTTTACCACTGCGTCCAATATATTTTAATACGTTGAATAGATAGGCATCCTTATCAATTCCCCATGATTCCGCAACTTTTACTACTTCATATGGGTTTTCTTCTCCACCATAATGGTCAGGATGATTTACGTGTTCTTTCATTAATATCTATTTTTAACTTTACTCTTAAGTTCCGAAACAGGTATATTGTAATAATATCTCGTATTATCGTCAATACTTTGAATCATGATATGAAATCTATGACTCATTAGTGTCCATGTTGTATTAACTATCTCTCCGTTCCAATATATTTTAAAATC